CGCCCTTGAATTTCAACGCTGAGAGGTAATTATGTATTCTGTTCATGCAAAAGCGATCCAAGATTACGCAAAAGAATCTAGTGATAATCTAGTTAATGTAATTACTATGGTGGTCTTGAGCATTCAACAACCTTGGATAGCTGTCGGAGATCAGATGGCTGATGTTAAACAACATGGGATTAATTCTAAATTCCTTTGGGGTAACAAGCGGAGAGCCTATGGATATATAACTAAACGTAAGGACTTCATCCACAATCAATATCTTGCAGTTATAAACTCAAGTAAATCCGACACCGAAAAAGCATATTCGCTGATGAAAATATTTCTTCGTGTTGACGGGCTTGGTATGGTGAAGGCTGGTTTTGTTTGTCAATTATCAGCAGGCTTAGTAGGTTGTATTGACCTTCATAACATTAGGCTGTATGGTATTGATGAAAAGATTTTAAAGTTACCAAAGTCTTTGAAGTCTCAAGATAAAAGAGATGAGAAGATAAACAAGTATATATCTATATGTCACAATATAGGTACTGAAAATCTTTGGAATACTTGGTGTGACTATTTATCTACTAAGAGTTCAAAGTGGTCTGATGGCTTTGAAGTTTCTAAAGTTCATTACGACTATTTGATGCGGTAAAACTTAAACTACTTGGAGAAAACCATGAATAATGTAACGCCTATTTTTGCTACTCGTCCTACTAGTCTTTTTGAAAAAGATTATGGTGATGCTGGTTTTGATGTGGCAAGTGTACCGTTGATGTATTTTAATGAGGCCGGTGAATGGCATCATTCTTCTAAGGTTGCTGTCGTGCGTACAGATACTATGCAAGAGCTTGGTGTTCACGGTCAGAAGTATAAGCCAGTAGCACCAAAGACTTTGATCGACGCACAACGTGCAATTATTATGCGGAGCGCCCTCAATACTGAAGGCATTACTGAGACTATTGCAACGAGCCACAACGGGTCTAGAACCTTCGTGCGGTATACACTACCTAATCATAACTATACTACACCAGACGGCGATACAGCCACTCTGGAGCTACTTGGTACTACATCCTTTGATAGTAGCTTCCCGTTTATTATGTCGGCTGGAGCAAGGCAGGCGGCTTGTTTGAATGGTCAGGTTTTTACTAGTGGTACTGCGGCTATCTTCAAGGCGCGTCATACTATCAACCTTGACATCAACCATGCCTCTCGTGTTATAGTCCGGTGTCTTGAAGTGTTCGACAGGGAGCGAGACTTGTGGCGAGAGATGTTCAATACATCTGTTACTGATAAGCAAGCTATGTATGTGTTTGCTGAAGCCGCCAACTGTTTAGATCTTGTACAGGCCGCAGTGCATGAAAGCGGTGTGTCATGGTCAGCAGTGTTTGATAAGTTACCGCGATTCAATAGCGCATTAACTTATCTTGCCAAGGCTTGGGGTGAGTATTCTCAGAAGCTAGGCCAGAATCAGTGGGCTGTATATAATACACTAACTGATTGGTCTACTCATGCTCCAGCACCAACAAAGAAATCAGAAGCCAATATCGCATCCGTTAATACTAAGCGGCAAGATGTTGTACGCCGTGTGGTGAACTCTGATGTCTTCCGTATCGCGGCCTGATAATGTTGATGTTGAATCTCTTGTTCAGCTTTATATTTATCTCAAGCCTAATCCTGATTATGGGGGCTTGGCCCAGAAGCTGAGAGAGTTAAACTTCTCTGCATCAGAGATCTTCAATGTCCTTCATAGAGTTCGTGAAGGCTACTACTAAAAACTATAGCGTCCTTCGGGGCGCTTTTTGTTTGGTGACTGTATGAAACAGCGACAAGAAAAAATGATTAATACTCATAGGCTAGTCAGGTCAGCAATGAATGACGAGGACTACTGTTCTTTTATTCTTGATTGCTTGCATAAAGAACAAAGCGAATGGTCTATGCAAGACTTAAATAAATTCTGGGACGATGCCGCCAATTCTGGTGACACCGTTGAAGAATGGATCAACAACCATAGAGGAAAGTAATATGTACTATGTAACCCCCTACGAAAACAACAGTGGCGGTATGGTTATTTGGCGACACGTTAAAAGACTAAAAGATTTCAAAGCCGATGAAGGCGTTGAGTATCTGGTCGCTAAGAATAAAAAAGAAATGAAGATTGATGTGGGTAGCTCGTTGCCAATCTATATTGGATTGAACGGTGAGCTAAAGAAGTGCAGTAGCTATGCACTTTATTTATTTTAGGAGATTATGATGAGACTGACTAAACCCCAGCAAGAATCACTCAAAAGAAAATGGATGTTCTGGAATGAAAACGAAAGCTATTTAAAATTTAGGCGAGATGTTCAAGAAGTATTTATGGGGGAAGGTGCCGTCTGTGTGCGGTGGAATGGTATGTGGTTAGTTATAGAGTCGGATGGTTACACACATTCTTAGGGGAATATTATGGTTATGAATACTATAGAACTAATGCACCACTGGAGAAAACATACCAGAAGTGCTAAGGCTGGCTCTCTAATCGGCGCTAGAAAGTATAAGAAAATGTTTGGCGAGACTGCAAATATTGTCGGATACTTTGAAGGTAAAGCGCAAGCACAAACAGAAGCCATAAGGATAATTGAACATATGATTGAATATCAGGAGATGTTTTATGGGGACGGCTAGTATGTATGGCAATCAAGTCATGGAAGCAGAGCTTGATTCTGATTGGATGACAACGGATGTTTTGATTGAGTTTGTACATCATGGTGACGAGGAGAATTTAGTTGAAATTGTTTCAGTTAAATCGCATGGAGTTGATATCACTAGTTGGGTCAACATGGATTATATGTTTGATCTTGTTCGTGATTTTATAGCAGAGGCTGACTATCACTGGACAGATCATGGAGATCAAGTATGATAGATTATAATGAGATACCTAAAGAGTTTTACAGGCTAGAGTATCAATCAGATATTCATGTAGCTACAGATCACTGGGAAAAAGGTAATGCTTATGAGTCAGAGACAGGCGCACAATCAGCCCTACTATCACATATAAATACGTATCCCTTTCTTCCTGTTCGTGTCACCCGTGTTGTTATTTTTGAAGATACAGAAACATTAGGACGGTACCTACCATGAATATCTTTTACCGTAGTAAGTGTCCACGCAAGGCCGCACAAAGTTTATGCGATCAACACGTTGTCAAGATGCCGCTAGAGACTGCACAAATATTATCTACGGCACACCGATACCTTGATGGTAATCTTATCGAAGGTCGCAGTGAGTCAGGCCGTAAGGCTAAACGCTGGGTGCTTGATAATCACGACGATAAATTTTATCTTGCGGCTCATGTCAATCATCCTAGCACTGTGTGGGCTAGACAAAGTAAAGAACATTACGAATGGTTGTACGAACACTTTGAAGCACTCAGTTTAGAATTTGAAAGACGCTTCAAGCACAACCACAAAAGCTGGAATAAGTTAAAGTTCTTTACGAGCAAGGCTCCACAAAACATTGAAAGCTCTGGGTTTATTGACCCGCCTCAGTGTATGCCAGATGAGTTCAAAGATCCTAACACTGTGACAGCATACAATAAATATTATGAGTTTAAGTTCTTTGATTGGCTACAAAAAGGGAGGCCCATGCGATGGACGAAAGAGGCCGTATGAAAAAATTCTTTTTTCTTTTGAGGAATTCTCCTGAGTATTTAGGTGCATTAGTTATGGTGACTTTCTTTTCTCTTGGTATTATAATCGGGCAGTATCTCAAAGACGGAGGATATCTATGAGTATTGATGAAGCAACTCCAGAGCAGTGGAACAGTGTACCAAAAGCTAAGACAGCTTATGGAAAACTTTATCACCCGGAAGATAAACATGATGTGGTAAATAAACCAGATCATTATAACAAGGGGGCCATTGAAGCCATCCAAGCTATCAGAGCTTCAATGCACCCACAAGAATTCAAAGGATATCTCAAGGGCAACTGCTTGAAATACCTTTGGAGGTACGAGTACAAGAACGGCATAGAAGATCTCAAGAAAGCACAAGTCTATTTGGGCTGGTTAATAAAGGAGCTAGAGAGTGATTGATGATACTATTGTATCAGACGAAGGTAAAGAATATTCGGTTGAAGAAATTAAACACAGCAATCGAATCATCAAGAGTGCAACACCTAAAGGAACTTTAGATTGGCACCTTAAATGGATCGCTAGTATCTGGTTACTTGTTGCTATCTCTTTAAGAAGTACTGGAGTGCCAGAGTTACAAGTGTATGATATGCTTTTAAGTTTTGCTGGAACTTCTTTATGGGCTGTCGTAGGATTTATGTGGCGTGATCGTGCGCTGATAATGATTAATACTATTGCGGCAGTAATGTTACTAGGCGGTTTAGTCGGAAAGATATTTGGAGCTTAACATGACATTCGATGAGTATCAAGCACGAGCAGGAACAACAGCTTTATATCAAGACAAGTTTTATCCTATCGCATCTTTGATGGTAGAGTCAGCAGAGTTATCTGATCTTTTTATCAAGCCTATGTTGCGCGGAGACAACAAACAAATAGATAGGCATGATATAGTTTCAGAAGCCGGTGATGTACTCTGGAATCTTGCAATGCTTTTAAGAGATAATGGGGTTGACTTTTCTGAAGTTGCACAGTACAATCTGTCGAAGCTCCAGAGTCGTGCGGAGCGTGGAGTGATTCAAGGATCAGGAGGTGATCGTTGAAAGTAATACAAGGCAACTTCAATAAAGACAAGTCAAAGTCTTTAAATGAAAAGCTTACTGAAGGTCTTACGAAATTAGAAGATTCTTCTGGTGAAGAAACTTTAAGATATCCTTTTATTCTTATTGTTGATACAGGAGAAGACCTAAGAGTAGTATCTGATATAGAGATGGAAAAGTTTAATCTCTTATTAGATCTTGTAAAGATGACCATCCTATCAGGGGATTATGATTAATGGATGATGAAGTCTTTAATGTTGAGGATGCTCTTTGTCGTGCTTTTGTGATGGGCTTAGGTACTGGCCTGCCGTCATCAGAGACGATGAAGAATATGCTCAGTTGGATTAATCTTACGTCAAAAAAGGAGGGAGTTACTTTGACTGAAGATTATGTTTGTAGTTGTATACCGCGTTATATCACCTTTCTATTTAACAAATCTTAGGAGATTTATTTATGGCACTTGTTGAAGGCGTTGCATATTGGGCTTCAGTTACTACACCGAATACAACTTATACTCCGGTGTACACTGTGAACCTTGTTGTTGATGAAGAAATTGCTAATGACTTTAGGTCGCGTGGTTTCACCGTCAAGGATATGGAAGAAGGCTCAGCACTTCTTATCAAGCGTAAAGTTAATGGGCCAAACGGCATGATCCGTTCAGCACCAAAGCTCTTAGACAAGCACAAGCAACCGATGAACGTAGCAGTTGGTAATGGCTCAAAGGTTAAGGTGCAGTATAAAGAGTGGGAAACTACTTGGAATGGTACTCAATATAAGGGCCTCGACTTTCAGGCTATGCAAGTCTTAGAGCTTGTAGAGTATGCTAGTCCTGATGGCGCTGAGTTCGATGTTGAGGACGATGATGGAGATGAATTGTAATGTGGAGATATACACACGAGGATAAAACCTATGATGTGGCTTTGTTGTCTGATGAAGGTCAGGCAACATTCCAACTCTTAGCGACTGTCCAAAGCCGTATTGATGGTTTTCAATCTGATCTTACTATTGCTCAAGCGGCGGCAGTCGCATTGCACCAGAAGATGCAAGAATATTTACAGGACATTGCTATTGTCGAGGACGATGAAACGGAGGAATAAACATGGGCGACTTTGTGGCCTATCAAAAACCTTGTCCAAGTTGCGGAGGCAGTGATCCTGTCTCCGTAAACGAAAACGGTTCTGCAAAGTGCTTCAGTTGTGGAACCTTTTTTAAAGATTATGAATCTGCAATGGGAGGCAATGTGGCAGACTTCAATAGTTTCAAAAGATCTAACGACAACAATTCATTCCATGATACACAAAGTGTATTTTATCATGCACTAAGTGACCGATCAATCTCACTAGATACTGCAAAGAAATATGGCGTCCGATCAGTTAAAGACGAGTCGGGCAAGATCATCGAACATCACTACCCAGCGTACATAAACAATGAAGAAGTCGCTACTAAAATTCGTAGAGAAAATAAAACATTTACTTGGTCAGGCTCACCCAAGGGAACTGGCCTTTTTGGTCAGCAGATTGCACAGACGGGCGGCAAATATATTACGATCACTGAAGGTGAGTGTGATGCTATGGCGGCATACGAACTTCTGGGGAGTAAATGGCCGGTTGTATCTGTTAAGAATGGAGCGCAGGGTGCAGTCAAAGACGTTCAAGAAAATCTTGAATTCCTTGAATCGTTTGATACGGTGGTTATTTCTTTCGACAACGACAAGCCCGGAAGAGATGCCGCAAAAAAGGTTGCGCGTATTATCAAGCCGGGAAAAGCTAAAATCCTTAATCTACCGGCAGACTTCAAAGACCCTAACGAGATGCTCAAGTTGGGTCACCACAAAGCTTACGTCACTGCGTGGTGGGCTTCAAAGCTTTATACGCCGTCTGGAATTCTAAACGTCAGTGAAGAGCGTGAGAACTACAAGAAGCGTGAGAAGAAAGAATCAATACCTTACCCTTGGCATGGTCTTAACGACAAGCTTGAAGGACTAAGGCAGAAAGAACTAATTACTTTGACGGGCGGTACAGGGCTTGGTAAATCTAGTGTGACGAGAGAGCTTCAGCACTGGTTAATTACTAATACTAATGATCGTGTTGGTGTGATAGCACTTGAAGAAGATTGGAGGCGTACAGTTGATGGCATCCTTTCTATTGAAGCCAATGATCGCCTACACATTGATAGCGTCAGAGCCAAGTACAGCGAAGAAGAACTAGATAATTTCTTCAATGTCCTCTATGGCGGCAACAACGAGAATAGAGTTTACATCCATGCCCACCTTGGGATGAATGATGTTGATAGCGTCTTTAGCAAACTACGCTTCATGGCGATGGGCCTTGAGTGTAAGTGGATTATCTTTGACCACTTGCATATGCTACTTTCTATGACCACTGATGGCGACGAGCGCCGTAACATTGATTCTATTATGCACAACTTCAGAACGCTAGTAGAAGAGACAGGCGTAGGGTTAATCCTTGTATCACACCTTAGAAGGGTTGATGGTAATCGCGGTCACGAGAACGGTATAGAAGTAAATCTCAGCCACATGAGAGGATCGCAAAGTATCGCACAGCTATCTGATTCAGTAATATCCTTGGAGCGCAACCAGCAGGCCGAAGATCCTATTGAAGCTAGTACTACTAAGGTTCGTGTCCTAAAGTCTCGCTACACAGGAGACACAGGAATAGCTACCCATTTGTTTTATGACAAAGATACTGGTAGACTCAGCGAGATTGCAATGGAAGAAGAAGATCAAAATGAGATTGAACTATGAAATCAATAGTCTTTGATATTGAGGCTGACAGCCTAGAGCCTACAAAGATTTGGTGTATTGCCGCAGTTGATCCTGACTCTGGTGAAACTAAAACCTTTGGGCCTACTGAGATTGTTAATGGTCTTGCATTTCTTACGACTGCTGAGAAGCTGATAGGCCATAATATTATTGGCTATGATCTTCCAGCTATCAAGAAAATACACAATGTAGATCTAACAGAAGGGCGAGCGATTGTAGATACTCTTGTACTCTCTCGCCTATTTAATCCTACCAGAGAAGGAGGACATAGCCTTGAGTCTTGGGGCTATCGCATTGGCCTACAGAAAATAGATCATACAGAGTTTGGGGAGTACACCCCAGAGATGT